TGCTCTGCTTTGATACACCTTGCAGCTTGAAATGAATCGAGCCTTTTCAAGCGAAACTCGTCGGCAATTTTTTCCACAAGATCAACCAGTGGATCGATCTCCTCGTTGGTTCCCTTCGAAAACTTCTTCTGCACGGCTACATCAACGCGGCAGTGGTACTTGTTGTGGGCGCGGTCGTGAGGAAAAAGCTCAACATCGCGAGGTACCACGGTTACGCGGAGTTCCTTCATGTCTTCGAGGTCGAAGTTTGGAACATACATGCGTTCGGCAACAAATTCAAAATCGAACTCGGCTGCGTTGAGCTGGGCGGTTACGCTATCGGCAACTTGTAGAACGGTCGTCATAAAACAGTCTCGAGTCCTGAGTCGTGAGTCTTGAGGATGAGTAAGGAGCCAATGGTTAAACCCAAGACTTAAGTCTCACGACTTGCGACTTGTTTAGTGTGGATGCGGAGTTTGAATCGAAATGGATCGCTGTATCGCCACGGCGGATCGTTCCCAAGCGACATGACTTCGAACTCGAAGACCGTGAACCCTACGACTTCGACGATCGTGTCGCCGCGCCGCGGTAGTGAGCCTATCGCTGACTCCATCAACTCGTGAGTATTGATTAGGAAATCGCGAACTTGGGATCGAGTAACAATTCCCTCGCCGTCGTCTTGGTCGTATTCTGACTTCCCTATGGTTGCTGACAGCTCCACCTCGATAGCATCGCGGCAATAGACAACTTTTTTGGACGCATGCTCGGTCATTTGACTCGCCAACCACGCTTGACCACGTTCCATCATGTTGAGCATTAGTGTTGGCTCCTGATTGCGAAAACTTTCCAAATGATCTCCTCGAGCCTTCTCCAAAAATCGAGGCGATCCAATATGGGGTTGAGCCAATCTGTCATCACGCAGTACTTCGATTCAAAAGGTTCAATGTGATGTTGTGCATGGTGTTTTGGAGATTGCAACAAGCCTATCGATTGCAATGCTTCGATCCATGAAGCGACTTTTCCTTTGCTGTGAGCCCATGCGTGGATCTCATTTGCCTGACTAACGAAGGCAAAGACACCACAGATCGGATCGGGAACAGTTAGCAAGAAAGCGATGCCCGCGGGGATGAGCGTAGTCCAATTGCGAGACCAATAACCTTGATCCAAAAACGCTAATGGCTGTTCGTGATGGAGTTGATTGGGTTTTGCGATCCATTCGCCAATCACTGGCCATCGCGTGTCCGCGTAGCGATCTTCCCACCAATGCCAGAAGCCAGCGAGGAGATCGGCTGCAAGATAACAGAAGAGGATGTATCCGATGAGTGCGAACATAACGTTAGAGTCTCAGGGTTAGGTCTCGAATGAAGGAAACGGAAAGTCACTACGCGTTAGAAACAGGGGCAGCCATCAACCGCTTGCCGGATCGTCCCCAAAGAACGCCCGCAACAAACGCAACTGCTACGAGCAATGCGACCAGCAATCGATCTCTTACCCAGCGTTGGACGCGTTGTACGAAGTCCAAGGTCGGTTGTTTGGGCGATTCCGGTTTGTTACCTTCATCTCTAGGTTTGCGTCCGAAGATGCCGCCTTGATTCGGTTCCGTGATCGCATCGAGAATATCTTGCGATGCACCTTCTCCATCTTGCGACATGACAGCCAGTGGTTGCGTTGGCCAAGTCGTCACACGGACATCCTTTGAGGCTTCGACGGTACTATCAACTTCCTTGACGCCCTGGGGTAGTGATTCGAGAGATTGCGGTAGACGACCTCGCAACGCTTGCAAAAGGAATGGGGTCGATTGTCCAAGCCCTTCACCGCCACCTCCCCAAGTAAGGAGCCCAACAACACGAGGGCCAACATCCGTATAGTCGATCACGCTAGAACCGCTTCGACCGCCGATCGCTTCGGGTTTCCATGTGAGGATCTGCCCTTCGGATCGATTGAGACTGAGAACTTGGAGGCTCGGCCATTCGCAACGTGGACAACCATAAGTGCTCACCATTGCCTTTCGATCTGGGTAGCGATCCGCTAGGGGAATGGGTCGCACATTCTTGGCGAACTCTGCGTTGCACTTGAGCAAGGCAAAGTCAACGCTCATGCCTCGACCATATCCCGAGGCGATAATCGATCCTCGACCTCGTTCGATCGAGCCGTCGGGCTCCCAACGTTCGAGGTTCACAGTGCGACCGCGTTGCGTGCCCGCTACGTGTGCATTAGTAAGCACGAGCGAGCTTCCGGCCTCGTCGCGTCCAACTACAGTTCCGCTTCCACAGACTCCGCTGATGGTGACTCGGACAGTGGCTCGGATCACTTGAGTGAAGCGATCCTCATCGCTGGCAGCCGAGCTTTCGATTGTAGACGTGTCGATCGATACGTTTTCCTGAAGTGGTGTAAGCTCGATCGATGAGCAATCCGTGCACACAGTCTCTTGCGCGAAGCTCGCGTGAAGAGCGGTGAGGGTTGTTGCTAGTGCGATTGCATAACGTTTGAAACGAAGCATGATGGTTCCTTTGGAGTAGAGAGCGAGTTAGCTTTTGAAGATGACCCAAAGTTGGGAGTCGGGTTGAGGAACGGTTGACACGAAGCGAATGGGGATACCGCACATCACTTCCTCTTTGATGTAGCGATTCTTTTCTGGTTGGAAGATGCGTGAACTGCATTCTTCCCGCCGATAACAAGCCAGCGGAATGATCGTTCCATCGGGAAGCAACCCTTCAACCTTCCACGTCGCTGTCCGCGCCTTGACCGCAACACAGAAGACGGTTTCGAACGGTGCAGCACGCAACCATTGACTCGTCTTGAGTTCCTCGTCGAAAGTCAGTTGCTCGATCGCATTGGCTTTCTCTGCGGCTATTTGATTGATCGAAGACATATCAATGGCTAGGTTTGAGGGTTACTTCCAAGGGACTGTGTTCGATGCTATTGGCTTAGTCGCACGCGAGCAGTTGCGGTGTCGACAGGAGCATTGCGAACACACTTACCAAGTAGCTTGTTACCAGTCGCAATGGTGACAACCTGGTTGTTGGTAGCGTCCCAATAGACCCGCGCTCCAGCGGAGATGGCTTGCGTCAGGTCCTTGTTGATATCGAAGACACCTTCGACGCATATCGATCCCAGTCGATTGGCGGGGATGTCATGCTTGGTGATGCCGACCAAATCTCCTTGTACGACGACACTACCGGCAGGCAAATCTGTCTCGGGTATGAAGTCAACCGTGTCGCCTTGCTGAACGTAGTCCGCAGATGTCATGGGTTCGTCCTAATGTGAGTGATTGGAAGTGCTGTTACGTTTAAAAGGGGAAGCTATCGTTTATGCCGCTTCACCTGTGACTTTGACCGCAGCGCGCGGATCCTGGCTGTTGACACCAAAATCGATGAAGGATCGGAAGCCCATGCCGAGCATGTTCGGAGGCATCTCGACTCGTTCGATAACGGGTGTGCGGCGACCGTTGAGGAAGACGATTTCAAACGCAGGTAGCACGTTTGGATTGGCGAACAGATACCACGCTTTGGCACTTGCACCTGGGTAATATGCATCTGACAAATGCGGGGTACTGATGACGCGGTACTTGTTGCGGTGAGGGTTATCGACTGGGATCTTGGTGGGCTGCCCTTGAGCATCGATCATTAATTGAGCAGACCCCATCAATAGTTCAGCATCGGTCTCCAGTTCCACAGGGACGACCAAGAACTCGGGACGAATGTTGATCGGCTTTTGATCCTTGGCTTTGTTGCCCGGTCCAGCCTTTTGCTTGCGAAAGTTAGTTTTCGCTTTGGTGAGGCTGTTGGCACTGAAGACCGAATCAACCCCGGTAATCAAGTTGCTATTGGTCGAGCTAAAGAACGCGGGAATGTTTCCAAGCAACAGAGTAAAGAAGAGATCGTCGATCGACTCTGCACCGCTCCGCCCCATTTGACGTGGAATGTCCATGAAGGCGTTGAGGTCATCGTTGATGATGTCTTGCCGCGTTAGCATGAGAAGCTGACCATAGGTGTCGGCCTTGTTGGAATACTTTTGCTCGGACATCTTGCCATGCTTAAGCTCACCATCGGGCGCGACTTTCTCAAAGCCTCCTGTACCTAATAGTCGAAAGCGTGACACTTCCTTGAAGTCGCTCACAGTGCCAACACTGCACAAATCAAACGCAGCGATTGGCGTGTTTTCGTATGCAGCGAGGAGTGTCTTGTTCATCACGTTCTCAAGGATGCCCGGAAGTGACATCGTTGAAAAGCCAGCACGGATCGTGACAGCCCCGTCGCCGAATACGCGAGGAATGTCGTGGCCCTCCAGTCGCGCGCATTCAGCGACAAGTTCTCGCAAGCCAATGTGACGGAGCGGATCGGCCGAGTTGAGCGTTCGCTCGCCATAGGCCTTGATTAACTTGGTTTCATCGAGTCCGACTGACAGACAACAAGCTGCCTCAAGGACTTCGCGTCGGTACATCGGTTGGCTTGCCTGTTGATCAGGGGCCTTGGGTCGTTCGATTCGTAGCACTGCCAACTCCGTTTTGGTAACACTCCAGCCTTCTTCGATCGCGCGAGCTTCAATCTCGGTGTGCTTGCCAGCGCAGACCTTTCGGATGCCTGAGATTCGTTTGGATTCAGCGGCGGCTTCGATTCGCATCCTGGAAACTACTCCGTTGGTATTCGTCCGCGTTGGCTTGGCAGACAGTTCGAGACTTGCGTTTACTGGTTCGAGTTCCGAATCATCGGAGTCAGCGGTATCGTCATCCGACTCTTCGTTGTCGAATTCTTCATCATCGCTGGTTTGGCCAGCCGCGATGCGAGCCTCGGTGTTATCGTCGGCACCGAGAGCCACGAACGAGACTTCGCCCAGCGTTGACTTTCGAGCGATGTAGACAGGGCCTTTGAACTCGCGACTGTTGGCGGTGGCGGACTTGCCTTCGGGAATGAAGACAACCTTGTCGGCGTTGGCACCGAGCGAAGCTTGCCAGGGGAAACCGTTCTCGCTGGTGGCGATTACTTCCTGAGCTGTGTTGCCTACCCCCGAGATCACGCCTGCGACTTCAAGCCG